TTAACAAAAATAATAAATTATGCAATAAAGGGGGAATTGGAAATATTAATAGTAGCATACAAAGATAGACTCGCGCGTTTTGGCTATGATTTGATTGAGGAATTAATCAAAACATATTCAAAAGGAGAAATAGTAGTTATGAATAAGGCAGAAGAAAAAACACCACAAGAAGAAATAACAAAAGACATAATATCAATAATGAATATATATACTGCAAAATTGAATGGGTTAAGGAAATACAAAAAACAAATAGAAGAAGAATTAAAGAAAAATTGAAAGTCAATCTTGGTTGTTACGGATTGTGACAATTTTACTATACCGTTTGTTAAAAATCATTCTTTTATTGAAGACAAACAAAAATATTATCATACGATTGATCTTATACATTCATCTAATCAAATATGTAATTTTAATGGAATTGATTTTGCAACATATTCATTTGTTGCTGATATTGATGTTGTAATAAATACAATTGACTTTCTTAATCAATATCATAAGATAAACAATGCTGATCCATACTGCACATATACAAATTGCATAAATCCAGCAAACTTCTACAATATGCAGTCACAAATCATTCAATTAAATGCAAAGAAAGATGATAGTATTGCAAAACACGCAGATACTGATATAGAACTACTTATATTGCTTATTTTGTCAATTAAGAATAATTCAATAAAATTGACATACACTGATATATTGGAAATAAAAAAGAATGTGTTTGAATCAACAGCATATAAAAAGGCATATGACGATATAAAACATATTATTATAAATATTATGGAAAAGATGCCATTTGAACAAATAATACATTCCATAAAAAATTTTAAGTGTCAAGAAGAATACCAACATAAGTCAATTTTAGAGAACAAATATATACATGATTTTTTTGCACTAGATAGAGAGTTTTTCGAGACACATATCGATGGAGGCAATGTTATAAAATATGAAAAAACAGGAGATACGATTTATTGTAGAAAATATAATGTTACCAATAGGGAAAATCGACCATCTATTAGAGAATATATCGAATGCATCATTGTTCGTAACAAAAGTAAAATTTATGATAATATTGTTGATGGATGGATGACAGAATTTCTTTTGTCACTACATTATACATATTCATATGACTTAAGTAACAATTTAGTATTTTCAATCCATAGACAACAGGTAAACAATTATGAATATCCAATAAATTTAAAAGTTTATTTTATTAAAAAATTTATTGAATATTGTCATTCTTTTGGAATTTTATTCAACATAAGGAATTTAGATGAAATTAAAATAGCAAAAGATATTGAATACCCGCATTCTTTTACTATTCCAAAAATATCATCTTATATGATATGTGACATTACAAAATTCGGTTTTGCGAAAAATAAAACTGAATTATTACATGAATCAGAACAAATCAATTCTTTGTGGAAAAAAACAGATAAAATCGCCATTTCGAAAGGATTTTCAACAAAAATATATTTTAATGATAATCCATTACATGTTGCGACAGATATTAGAAATCCAGACAATATTGAAAATGGACAAAGTATTATTTGTCAATACAATGATAGAGTAATAAAAATACATTTGGATTTATGTTCGCATAATTTTATTACTGAATATATGACACTGAAAAAATTACATTCGATTGATCCAATTCATTTTCCAAAAGTGTATGATATTTACATATGTGAAAATATAAAAGCATTATATCCTGCATCATCAATGTTTAATAATTGTGAATATACATTTGCATATTCCCTAGAACTTATGACACCATGTCATCATTTTGAACAAAATATTGCAGAAGATCCAAACGAACTTAAAAAACTCGCCAGAGACATGTTGGAAGCATTAAAAGTTGTTCATTCGCAAGGAATTGTTCATTTTGATATAAAACCATATAATATATGCAAAAGAAATGACGATTATGTGTTAATTGATTTTGGAGTTTGTAAACAAATTAATTGTGGATGGGACGGATATTTCTATGGAACATTTAAGCCACTCTTGACACTTGATGATGACAATATAGTACATTGCGATTATGAAATATTGGGTTATACATTAGGCATGTTTACAGAAGGTTATGAATTTTTAAAAGGCAAAACTGTTGTTCATAATTGGATTCCTAAAGATCCATATGTAAAACAGTATATGGATGAAATAAAGAAAGGTAATTTTGATCCAGATGAACTCACCAAAATTTTTTTATAAAAATTGATAAAATAATATTAAAATACATATATCAATATATAATGTTTAAATGGGGACTTCGCAGTCCATTGTAATAAATGAAGATAAACATGAGATACGATGGAATAATAGAAAATATAAAATTATTGCAAAATATAAATATGATAATTTTGATTTTTATGACATCAAAATATATGGAAAAAATACACTGTCAAATTATGGTATTAAAGTTGGGTCATCCATTGTCAAAAATGAATATGATATTATGAAACAAATTACAACAAGATTATATGAAACACAAGATTTTTTAGAATATAACAACAAATATTACCATATGTTTTATTTTAGTTATGAATGTCACCCAAACAAATATAGATTTAATAAGTATTATATTGACGATATCCTTAATTTTTTAATGAAATTTCATAAAATAAATCGTACAGATCCATATGAGATTTATACCAATTGCATAAATCCAGATAATTTTTATGATTTCCCAAAATTGATTCAGTTGAATGCTAAAAAACACAATAATATTGCACAATCTTCTCAAAATGATATAGAAATGCTACTGTTAATGTTATTATGTGACCATTCTACAAGTTTAGAAGACATAAATGATTTTAAACAGAATCTGTGTGATTCCAAATTATATAAAGCATGTGATGAAAATAAAATAAAAGCGTTAATTCAACATATTATTAAACAATTTCCATTGGACATAATGATTCGCCTTAATAAAAATTACCATGGGTTTTTTACACTGGATGGAAGTTACATATATGACTTTTTTATAATTGAAAATAACTTTATAAATAATTTAATACAGTTTAACAAAACAGATACACATATTCATATTGAAAATGATATGTATGATATAAATATTTTTAGAAAAGATAAAAACAGTGTATATCTGGATGAAAGAATGCAAAAATGTCTAAATTCTATGAATATTTATTATTTATATGATATAAATGGAAATATGATGTTAAAAAAAACTAAAGATTATTCAATTATACAACCTAAAAATATAAAAGTATATATGATTATGAAATTTATTGAATGTTGTCATGCCCATCGAATATTGGTAAATATAAGACAAATGTCTGATTTTAAATTATCAAAAAGTATTAAATATACACAAGAGTTCTATCCACAACTAGTATATTGTGATTATACTAAATTTAGTATAGCGAAAGATGCAAAAGAATTGACTTTGGAAAAAATCGATATAGAAAGATTATGGAACAATACAGATAAATTCATTTTAAAAGGTAAAAAGAAGATAATTGATGCAAGCAATTCAGTATTGTATGAAGAAAATAACATAATATATAAATTGTACAAAGATTACCATTTTGCTTGTAGCATAATAAGTGAATATAATACATTGAAAAAATTAAATAAAATTGACCCAATCCATTTTGTAAAAGTACAGTCATTGATGGTTTATGAAAATAAATATGATAGATTATTCGACAAGACATTTAATGGAAGTGAATTTTTATATGTATATTCGATGGAAAAACTAGAAGAAATGAATAATTTCATTGATGATTTAAAAGAAGAACATCAGTTTAAAAAATTAGCATGTGATATTTTGACTGCATTAAAAGTGATGCATTCGAATGATATTTCACATCAAGACATTAAACCAGATAATATTTGCAGAAGAAATAAAGACTATGTATTAATTGATTTTGGCAGTAGCGAAAAAATTAGTATTAATAAATATGTTTTGGGTTATGGTACATTGAATATTCCTATTACATTGCATATGGAAAATATATCATATTGTGATTATGAGGCATTCGGATATACATTAGGATTTTTTACTGAATCATTTGCAATGATTAAAAAAGATGAGTTTCATGTTATTGATGATTGGATTCCGAAAGATCCATATGTAAAACAGTATATGGATGAAATAAAGAAAGGTAATTTTGATCCAGATGAACTAATCAAAATTTTTATGTAATCATTGCTTCTTTAACATATTCATATGTAAGCATTGAACTAGCAGATGATGGAAATACTCTTAATAATACTGGAATGACACCTCTCCACAACACAAATATGCCATTTTTATTTATGTTTGAAATGACAAAGTCAATTGATCTTCCAGATTGATAAGTGGTTTTAACCATGTCAACAGGCATCAAAATCATCCATGCAAATGTACCTGCAAGACCACCTGCAAAGAAATTACATCCTTTACTACTAACTAAAAAATCATACCCATATATATTTTTATCTAATCTCTTTTGCATTGTTTCAAAAGAATCTTTAATCACGCCATATGAACCAAGATATAATGTTCCAAACATCATGTCTTTGAATAAATTTGTTTTGAATCCTTTAAAAAACCCCCTAGCTCCCTCTGTTTTCCATATGTCTTTAATGCATTCAATCATATTCTTGTACCTGTCTTTCTTGCTGTCTTGCATTCGTACTTTTACAACATTTACAGGACATCCAAAAGGTGACAATGCCATAGCTGCAACACATCCAGAGATCCAAGAATTTGTCTTTCCATTCATCTCTTCATAAATTTTGAATTGAATAGATCTTTTTAATACTAAAGTAGTCAATGGTGATGAAACACCTCTGTAAAGACCTAATACACCATCTGTCTTAATAGTTTGTGAAATGCAATTTAATATCCCTTTATACATGCCTGTTTGCAATCTTGTTTTGACAGTGTCCATCGGATAACTAATTATGATAGACACACCAGTTGCCATTGCCCCTGGAATTAAAGATGCCAACAACATTATTAATTGATATCCATTTTAATATTTGTCATAGGATAAATAAATCAATTTTTGAATGGATAAATATAATAGACAAAATGTAAAATCAATTGTAGCGTGTCAGTTTTTATTATAAAATTGCTTATTCGCGATTTCATTGGAAGAACTATAATGAAAAATTGAAAAATATCCCTAGCGGGAATTTTATAATTTGGCGAATAGTAGATGATAAATAAAAAAATTGTAAAATCGCTATGCGCGATTTTATCATTTTTCTATATATGACATAGGCCTATGGCCTATGTCATATATAGAAAAATTGAAATTACAATTGAAAACTATTTAACGACAAGAATACATTATACTAATTATAAATGGCGAAAGAAAGCAAGAAAGATTCCAAAAAAGACACCAAAACGGCTTCTCCTAAGAAAGCAAAGGGGTCGCCAAAAACAACAGCAAAGAAGAACAAATTCGCCGGTGTTAAAAAAGGTGATAAACCTAATATGATGACAGCTTTTGCTGGGTTAGATTTTAATGTATCACAAACTAAGAAATGGTTAAAAGCACATTATGAATCAAAAAATATGCCATTTCAAAGTGTTCATTATGTATTAGCAGCAACGAACGAAGTTGTATGTCGTTATGTTTTGTCGGGTTTAATTGCAATGGCAAAACAAACAAAAGGAGGTTTGCATGATATTGATTTTGACAAATTTAGAATGTATTGTGCAATCACACCAGAGATCAACAATTCATTTTCAGGATTTTTACATAAATATGATGATGCTGTGAACTACACAACACAATTAGTTGTAAGTAAAAATGATTTGTCGAGTTATGTCGAGAAAGTATTTCACAATAACACAGATGTGAATCTGAATCACGATACTTTAAATTATCTTGCTTTCATTTTGTCGCAAATGTCAGTTGCAATTGCAGATAATGCTCAAATTATTGCATCTTCTTTATCAAAGAAATCTGTAACAATGAATATCACTGTTGCAGCAATTAGAATTGTATTGAAAGACAAGTTGAGAGACACTGTTATGAAAAAAGTAGATAATGTTGTAAAAACTGTTTCACAAAAGAAGGGTAAAGATGATGATGACGATGATGATGAAAAAGATAAAGAACAAAAAGATAATAAAGATGATGGTGACGATGATGATGATGATTCAGATGACGAAGATACAAAGAAAAAAGCTAAATCAAAGAGTAAAAAAGAAGAATCTGATGACGAATCAGATGGAGAAGACTCTGATGATGATAAGAAGAAAAAAGCTACTAAAAAAACAAAATCACCTAAAAAACCATCTAAATCCAAAAACTAGTTTATTTATATCAATTTAAAAAATTTGATTTTTAAATTGTTAACATTTAAAGTCATAATATTGTATAAAATACAATCATGTATGCCAATTTAACTGAGGATTCGACTGCAATATGTCAGCCAGCAAATTTAAAGATAGAACTAATGGAACATCAAAAAAGGTCTATATATGCAATGAATGAGTTAGAAAAAACAAAAAAAGTAAAGGCAAATATTATTTATTTTTTTGATGAAAAACATGATTTGGATATAACAACAAATATGGGTGTATTAGGCGACAAAGTAGGTTCTGGAAAAACATATGTAGTATTAGGTTTAATTACAGTTTCAAAAGAACCTGCTAGGAGTGAAGATTACCTATCATCAAATAGTTATGCATTGATAAAATTAGATCCAGCAGAAACCAACTATTGTAAATGTAATTTGATTATAGTTCCACCGCCTTTAATTACTCAATGGAAAAACTCATTAAAAAACACATCTTTGACTTATGCAAGTATTGGAAAAAAAGCAGAACTAGTAAATAAAATATATTATGATACAGATGTGATTTTATTGTCATCAGCATTAATAAATGATTTCATGAATATGGATATTAATTCAAAAAAGAAATGGGCTAGGGTAATTATTGATGAGGCAGACAGTATTAAATTAAATTTAAAATACATATCAACAAATTTTTTGTGGCTTATGACTGGAACCCCATCTGGCATAAGTTATAGTACATCAAAAATGATAAAAAATGTGTTTAAGAAATATATTACATGGTTACCCGATTTTGTGACAATTAAAAACAACAATGATTACATCAATGATTCACTCAAATTGCCTAAAATTCAACGTGAATTTATTAATTGTTACACATCACTTGATGTAAAACTTGTGACAGAATTTGTTCCAAAACATATAATGAGTATGATTAATGCAGGAAATACAGACGAAGCAATTAGGGCTCTTAATATGAACACATATACAGAAGAGAATATTATTAATGCCTTGACAAAAAATATAACAGGGGCTATTGAAAATAAGACAGAAGAATTAGTTACCATAAAGGAACAACTAAAAAAACACAACCAAAAATATCATAATATCGAAGATCATGACACAAAAGATATGATGATCAGAATTGCATTTTTAGAAAAACTTATTGGAAAACTAAAAGTACGACTAAATGGCATCAAAGAAAAGATCAAAGAGATGAAAGATGAGTTATGTGCGATTTGTATGAATGAATTAGATAAACCATCTGTTGTAAATTGCTGTGCGAATGGCTTTTGTTTTGCATGCATTGTAAATTATGTGAATAAAAATGGCAAATGTCCATTGTGTAATAAGAAAATCACAAAAAAAAATATTCATGTGACGGCCAATATTGATAAAAAAACAACTGAAATTGAAAAAAGACCTAAAATGGTAGAACTATTAGATTTGGTTGATAAATACAAAACTGGAAAACTCCTTATTTTTGCATCATATGACAAGACATTTGAAAAGATTGCAGAAGAGTTTACATCTAAAAAAATAAAATATAGACAATTAAAAGGGTCACAAGAAAACATAAATAAAATAGTTGATAATTTCAAAAATGGAGACTTAAATATATTACTGTTAAATTCAATAAATTTCGGTGCCGGAATGAATTTAGAATGTGCGTCAGATATCATTTTATATCATAGATTAACAAAAGAAATGGAAGAACAGGTTATTGGCAGAGGACAGCGAATTGGAAGAACAACACAATTAAGAGTACATTATTTAATATATGAAGGCGAAGAACAATTGGATAAAGCATGTTTCAAATATGAAGATCTAGAAGACGAATTGGAAGAAGATTTATGATAATTGAAATTGAACTACAATATAAAAATTGAAAAAATGCTATTCGCATTTTTATCATTTTTTATTTTTACTTATCTGTCTTACGACAGATAAGTAAAAATAAAAAATTGTAAAATATCCCTAGCGGGAATTTTATCATTTTTTTATTTATAATTTGGTCTTTAGACCAAATTATAAATAAAAAAATTGAAAATTCTACTACATTCCATAAGTACTATATTAAAATATATGACTTATGACATCAAAAACTATAGAGGACTACTTAGGAACCAATAATAATGGGAAAGACAAAAGTGAATTTATAAAGAAAGTATCTGATTTATGCAAACAGGAAAAATTATTATTATTAGAATATACCTATTTACAAAATTATGCAAGAAGTAATATATCTAGTATTGTTAACACAAGTTGGATTACAGAAATTGCAAATAATACAGATGATAAAGAATTCAAAAAAATAATAGTTAAAACATATCCACAAGTTTTTAAGATAATTGATACTAAATTAATAGTTGATATTGAAGGTATTGAGAACAAACTTTTAAAGAAATTAGAATTCACTGATGATCAAAAAAATGCATTACATAACATTATGGATTTTCTTATTGACAAAACAAAGAATGTGTATGGGTTATATGGTTTTGCCGGAACAGGAAAAACAACGACAATAGTAGAATTATCACATTTTTTACTAAAGAATAATTTAATATCATCAGTAATATTTTCTGCACCGACAAATAAGGCTGTAAATGTGATAAAGAGTAAATATAGGATATATCTAAAAGATTTGTATGAAGACATGTCAGGTGAAGCTTTGGATGATGGATATAATTTTGATGATATTGTTGACAAACTATTGACATATAATATTAAAATTGACTTTGTGACAATTCATAAATTGTTAAAATTTAAATCTGATTTTTCAGTTGATGGTGATAGAGTTTTTATTAGAAATGGAGATTCGATTATAACAAAATATGAATTTATAATTATTGATGAATGTTCGATGATTCCAATGAATTTGATAAACACAATTTTTGAAGAAATTAAGAAGGGAGAACAGAAATCAGGTGATAATTATAAACAAATGCCAAAAGTATTGTTATGTGGTGATCCAGCCCAATTACCACCTGTCAATGAAGCATTCAGTTGTATTTTTGTTAAACCAGAACAAATAACTTTAGATCTATATTCAAAACAAATTGTGAAAAATGAGACAGTCAAGAAATATGACAATGAAGATTTAAAAATAAAATATGATAAGTTTGTGAATAATATTAAAACTCTGCAAAGTTCTTTGTTGAAGGAAGTTGTCAGAAGTAAAATTGATTCAGTGACAAATGCATGTTTAGAAGTAAGAAAATGGGTAATCAGTAATAGTCAGCCAAATTTAGCAGTTTATAAAACAAAGAAAGGAGTTAATTTTTATGAATTTAAAGATGATCAAAAGAAAGTTAGTCATGAATGGTTTAATAAAGCTTTAAAAAAATTCGAAAATAGGAATGAGATGAATATTATTATAACATGGACTAATAGACAGACAGATGAGTATAACAGTGTCATAAGAAAAATATTATTTGATAACAAGACATTAAAAAGATTTGAAAAAGGTGATATATTAATGCTAAATGACTTTTATAATATCGATACAGATGACAAATTATATACATCAGAACAAGTTATTGTATTAAACACAAAAATAGTTCATAAAAATTGTGGTGAATTTACAGTTAACTATGCAGAAAATACACGAAAATTAAAAGAATTCAAGAATATCGATAAGCATGTGAAGGATTGTGTAGATAAAATAAATAAGAATACAAAAAGATTATTTAAGGCATGGCAGTTGACTGTAGTCAAATCAAAAGATGATGATCCAGCAATAATTTTTGTTATTGATGAAAGTGACAATACTCAACTTGAAAAAGAAAAAGAATATGCGATGAATCAAATTAAAAGTGTTAGAAAGACATTATTATCAACATTAAGAAATAGGTTTCAGGTTGATAATCATGTTACAAAAGTCTTGTGGAAAGAATATTACAGAATTTTTATTGAACAATTTGCAAATGTAAATTATGGTTATTCAATTTCCTGTCATAAAGCACAGGGGTCTAATTTTTATAATGTGTTTGTTGATGCACATGATATACTATTAAATGGGAATGAAGATGAAATGAAAAGATGTTTGTATACAGCAATGACAAGAACAGTAAATGAGTTATCTGTTTTAATTTAACATATTTGCAAACATCACAATTGTAATTAAAACAATAACAACAATGAGAACATCATTTATTTCTGGAAGACCATTATGACTTAAGTTGTTCATTGTTTCAATTATGGGAGTTCCATCATTGCCATAAATGTTATGTATATAATCTAAATCAGAACATCTTGAATCTTCATCTATATATTGCATGTATTCATTTAAATATGAGTTATACAAATCTTTCTTTATAGCGCCTTCATTAAATCTGCATAGTCTAATTTCGCCATAAACTTGATTATTTGTCTGCATATATATGTTCATACTAGATTTCTTTTTTTATTGATTTATGAAATTCAGCAAAAAATTTGTGCATTTTTTTCATTTTAAGATTATTTAATTCAGCAAAAATATTTCTGATGGATATTTTTCCATTAAACGTGTCATGTTTATTCATGTATACCGTGTGTTTATTATTTATATTGTAGTACACAATCAATTTCAATACAAATGTCAATGTAGACTTAAAATAATTTATACCCAGCAGATTTTTCAAAATAATATTTTTAAGATTCACATGTTCAATACAATCGTTATAAATACTTATTATCGATTTATTTCCATTATCAATCTTTATCAAATAATTATTCATAGGATCAGTCGTTTTTTTGGCATCGGATGATAAAGTTAATATGTTGTATTTTTCAAGAAAAACAAAATGAGTCAATTCAATAATCAACTTTAGTGTTTTTTTTATTTTTTTATCATTGGCAACTTTTTTAAATATGTCATTAAGAAAGTCCTTTAAAAATAAAACATCATATGTTGCATATTTTAAATTAAAACTACTCATTTTTGCTAAGACCCAATTTATGTCTTGTACAGGACCCATGCTGTCATTAATTTGATTTAATTCATCATATTTACTTTTATTAATTGTATTAAAATATAACATTGCATCATATATTGAACACTTTTTGTCTTCATTATAATATAATTTTACGGATTCACATAAAAATCTCGTGTCAATGACATTTTTAATAAATTTTAACATGTCGGATATATTACTTCGCAATAGTTCTTCATAAATGTAAGGAATGTCGAGTGAATCAGACCCATGGACAATTTTTTTAATTGGTGCAGTGAATACACATTTAACAAGAATATCGAGTTGCTGTGTAGAGAAGAAATTTGGATCAATAACAAATATTATTTTTTTGTTTCTCTTTGGATAAAATGATAATTGACACAAGGCAATTTTTCTTTGGTTAAATTCAAAATCAACTCCTACATAATAATTGTTTAAATGTATTGCATCAACAAAGTAAAAAATAATATAACATATGAATAATTTAATTTTGTCAGGCGAATCTGTTTTTAACACATAATAATTAACATTATTTTCTGTCAATTTTATTGTTCTAATACTCCTAACCATATGATAAACATGTTCTCTAATAATCATTAATGACAATTTACTATTTTTGTTTTTTTTGATATCATATCCCTCTATAAGATTGCCATTATAGTCATTTATAAAATCACACAATGCTTCATATAAATCATTCATATTCGCTTCTTTATTATTATTAATACTATCAGACACACTTTTTAATGTCATATATTATATAATGCGATTAGAAAGAATATTTCAATTTCTGATATTAATTTATGAGTAGACTAAAAAGATATACAGACAGCATTGACAATTTTATTCGCAATAAGAGCTGTATTTCTGGTGATAATTTGGATAATCATAATTTGATCACTAAAGAAATCGATAAATGTGATCATATGTGTGCAACTTTGTTACTTACAGTATTGAATACAGCTTGTAAAAAAACAAAGAAGACTATACATGGTTATCATATGGCATGTGGTATTGACATGATACATATGATAACCAGACTGCTTGATGATAAGATAGAATATGAAAATGAATATGGTCGGGAAAAGATAAGAAATACAGTTGCAGAATTATCAACATGTGTATATCAATCTTTGTCAAGCAATATTGACACAGTCAGTTTTAACATGAAAGATGTTGCATTTAAAATACAAACATTTTGCAATAATTATCTTAATAAAAAGATATATAAAATTGTAAAATATGATGGTTATGTGTCAAGTAAAAAAATGCAGAAGAGTGATATATTAAATATTAAATTTAAAAAAGAAGATGAAATAAAAGAAAAATTACAAAAGATGTATGTAGTTGATAAAAGCATAATGTTGGAAAAAATAGAGTCAACATATGGAGCCATGTGTCAATGTTCATTAGTTTTAGGATGGGTGTTAGGAGGTGGTGATGAAAAACATTTAGAAAGTCTTGAACAATTAGGAATATATCTTGGAATAATGTTTAAATTATGTAAGGATTTTGAAAATATTGAAAACGACATATTGGAATGTGGAAAAATAACAAATAATTTTGTTGTTAATAGTGGGATACATGAGAGTTTTGGATTATTTATGGATGCAAAAACAAAATTTATGGAAGGATGTTTGGTATTGGACATATATTCACACACTGCAAAAGAAATAGTTGATGCAATAGAGAGTAAATTTGACTCATGTATAGAAAATGCAAGTTTAGACATGAAAACAACATATTCGAGCTTTTCAAAACATTAAATAAAATATAATATTATATAATGGGCTATTTAACCGATGTATTGTTTGCATGTCCGATTGGCATATTTTATTATTTGTTTGTATTAAAAATGTGTGAAATATTAACATGTGATGAAAACTACAATAATAAAATAAAAAAGATATTAATAATATCATTCATTGCTGGAATTTGTGGATTTGTACTGTCGAATTATTTGTTTGGTGTTGGAAAAAAAATGGAAAACAGAGCAGTGAGATATGGTGTAATATTTGGATCTGCTATTTTGACAATTAATACTGTTTTATTTAATTGGGAATTGTTAGATAATGATACAAAATTATTTATTATAGGTTTTATACTTTTGTCTATTATTGTGTTTGCATATAAAGTAAATAAGTATGGACTATATGAGAGCAAGGAAGTAGAAGATGAATAAAATTTTATTATGATTTTTACTTATGTTAACATAAATAAAAATTGAAAAATCCCTAAGTTGCGATTTTATCATTTTGCCCCTGATTAGAAAAGAACATTATAAAAAATTGTAAAATCGCTAAGTCGCGATTTTATCATTTTTTTATTTATAATTTGGTCTAACAACCAAATCATAAATAAAAAAATTGTAAAATATCCCTAAGTCGCGATTTTATCATTTTTTATAATTCAATATGTGGCGAAAGCCACATATTGAATTATAAAAAATTGAAAATACAAATGAATGTACATTTATATTGAGTTTTATCATACCAATCACTTAAGCGCTAAAAGAATTATAATTAATTATAGTATAGAAAACAACAATGGGAATAGAAAAATTTTTTAACAGTATTGCAAAAAATAAAACAATAAGAGTTGGAGATGGGATAAAATTAGGATTAGAAAATAAGATTGATTATGAAAATGTTTATATAGATTTCAATTCGATTATATATAATATTGCCACAAATATTGAGGTTGATTTGAATTATTTGTTGTATGAAATTATTGTATCAGATGGTAAAACAGTTGACAAAACAGCATTGGAAATAGCAGAAAAATGGAATTATGATATTAAAAAAGCATCAGTAGAGTCATACAAACAATATTTTAGTGGTGATTTTATTGACATGAAAGTATTAGATATGACTGTGACATATATTTCAAATTTATGCGAAAATATATTGAATCCTGTGTTTATTAAAAGCATTTATATTGCAGTTGATGGAATTCCAACAATGTCAAAAATATTAGAACAAAAGAGAAGAAGATATGCAGGATATATTGTGTCAAGTTTGAAGAAAAAGATATATGAAGAAAATGTGAAGAAGAATAATTTTGATGCATATAGATTAATATATGAACAAAATAAAATGTCATATGACAGAGGTAAAATTGTACAATGGTCACAAGTCATGACTGATATCAATAAATTATTAACAGATCCACAATTTTACAATTTGTTAAAAGAAAAATGCATAAATTTAAGAGAAGTAAATATGTCAACTGGGGATGTTGTCGGGGAAGGTGAAAAGAAAATCATGCAACATATAAATGAAAATCCCAAATCAGAATCATATTTGATATTTAGTCCCGATGCAGATATGATAATTTTGGCATTGGTTGTAAATAATACATTATTTGAAAAAGGATATAAATCCACATTTGGAATTTTAAGATATAATCAACAGTCTGAAGCATTTGATCACATTGTGTGTGATGTTTTGATTGATAATATATACAATTATGTGATTGATAAATTAGATGACAAAACTTTTGAAAAGACAAAGGTTATAAATGATTTAAGTTTGTTATTTACATTTTTTGGAAATGATTTTTTGCCAAAATTGGAGTCAATTGATGTTAGAAGTGACTTTGACACAATTATAAATGAATATTGTAAAATGTTAAATTTATGTCATAACAGAAAAAGAAAACAGTGTAATATAGTGCATTATTCAAAAGATGATTATAAACTATCATATAAGAATTTTATGGACTTTTTGGGGATTTTAAGTACAAATGAACAAAACTTGTTGAATAATGCCTATATGGCAAACACATATAAAAATTATGGTTTCTTAAACACAGTTTTTGGAACAGGTATTTTATATACAAATATATATAATTATCATAAGAAGGCAAATAGCATTTTTGAAATGATAAAGAAAGATGCCCTTTTACCCTATATTGTAAAGGAATTTCAAGATGACACTCAGTTTATGAGGCAATTTGCCATTATTGAGGGACGCAAAGACATTGAACAAGTTGATGCAGATATTAAAGATAGTTTTAGAGACACAATTGAAAAATTATTAAAATTAAAAAATATTTATGGACAATTGCAATTAAGAACATATGAAACATCAATAAATAGTCCATATCACATTACAAATATTGAGAAATCAATGGTTCATCCACAAATGAAAGTATCAGAGTATGACAGAGAAGCATATAAATTAGAAAAGAAGTTAGACCAATATATAAATGTATTAAATGCAGGGGATTATGACCTAGGAGCAGTGACATTAAGATTTAAAGATGGATATAAAATGAAAGTAGACAGAGGAATTGATAATATGATTGTATATTACAAAGATTTTTTCAAAATTGATGTGTCAACAGAAAATGGATTAAAACAACTTGATGAAATATGTAAAGATTATTTGGAAGGATTATTTTGGATATTTGATTTTTACTACAATAAAAATAATTCAAAAGACAATTATGAACATGCATCAATATGGATGTATAAACATCATAAAGCCCCATTGATAGCAGATGTATATAATTATTTAAAAAAGACATATGATGGAATTCAGGGAGAATATAATGAGAAATTAAAAATCTTTAATGGAAAGATCAATAAGATATTCAAAAAGGTCGCATCATTTGAAGAAGGAATGTATGTTCCAAGAGACAAATTTTTGAACAAACTAGAACATTATATGTATGTGACACCAGTAGTCAAACAATATAATATTCCACAAGAGTATGAAAGTATTCAAAAACAACATACAAACATATTTCCCAATCTTGATGACATTGTAAAGGGTATTACACTAGAACGCAAGGGACACGAATTAATTGACTGTAGGAGAGTCGCATATTTAAGCAAATGTCATTTATTGACAGTTGAGACAATCAGTTTTGAAGAATATATGGATATAATGTTTCCAATAAGAAAGACAGAATATAAATTAGCTGAAGCGCCATTTAATTATAAGTGGATGAATGGTGGTGGAATTAAAAGATTTATTAAATATTACAAAAAAAAGTATTTGCAGACTGGAAAATACAAATATAAAGAAATCTACAAAAATGCAAAACATGTCATAATTTGATTCTGGTTTGATTTATCAAAACAGAATAACTTAATATGTTTTAAATTTCAAAAATGCAAAACATGTGATCTTTAAAACATTTAATATTTTTATTTAAGACAATAGTACTAATTGTGCAACTGTTGCCAATTCTGGGGACATAAGTGCAGATGCCAATAATGGTTTGCCTTGCATGGCAAATTTTCCAGCTAATCCAAAACGCAAAAGGGTAATGTATAATAAGAATCCTGCAACTAGACATAATAAAATCACCCATATGACATATCTAAAGGAAAATTCTTGCCCTTCTGCAACTTTTCCATCATGATTTCCATTGTTCTTTTTATCATCATTTGTTGTGTCATCTTCATCTGTTGTTTCTTTTTTATTTTCTGGAGGTGTATTTATAACGCGATAAATTTTTTCGTCATCCAGATTTAAATGAACGTTTCTGCAATACATATAATTTATATTTATAAATTTATTTGAAAAAACATTAGATCATGTTTTTACCAATTTATTATTTTAAATTTTATAGTGCACTATAAAGTTTAAAATAAAAATTTGAAATAACATAATATATGGCTGACGTTTATTGCGGGATCGGAAAAATCCCTAGAGGGCAGAGAAGAGGGTCTATGAAAGAGTGTGCTGAAAAAGGACAAATTAGATATTATGGTGTAAAAAAAATAGATGAAAGATTATTGGAAAGTATGAAAACATCAAAGAGAACACCATCTAGCAAATTAGGATTGGCAAAGTTATATGGTTCATTAAAAGGCAAAGAAAGAAAATTAACAAGAGAACTACAAATGAAAAAAACAGATAAGGAAAAAAAAGCAACAAAAAAGAAATTAGAAAAAATAAAGGATGAAGTGAGAAATGTACAAAAAGAATTGAAGAAAGTAGATGATATTGAAAAAAGAAAACAAAAACCGAAGAAGAAAAAAAACAGCAAAAAATAAGTTATTTATAAATCTTTTTATTTTATAAATAAATTAATCACAAATAGTGTAATCTGACGATGTTGATTCATTATTATTTTCTTTTTTTCTGCTTCCACCACCATGTTGTGATTTATGTTTTTTTGCTTCGTAATCATTCAAATATTTTTGCAATTTTTCAAACAATGCAACAAATTTTTTATCATTAATATTTGAAAACACTGTTCTAAAATCAATATATTTCCCGTCAGATACCTTAAATTTTAACTCCATTATGTCTAAAGATTCTATTTTTTTACCATCATGATTAAATTCTATAGGTATTCCTTTTTTCAATATTTCAAGTATATTGTCATTATTCTTTCCACCGGTGCTGTCTTTTATATGTTTAATAATGGTACACAATGTGTTTTTAATTGCAGACTTATTATTGTTCTTTAGATGTCCTTCTTCATGTCCTTTACAAAGTGTCTTATATGCAACTCCTAACATGGCAGAAACAGGAATTTTTGCAATACTAGCCATATATATATATTATTACATTACAATATTTTCTTCAATCTCAATTTGTGCTGTATTTTTGGATATATCAGAATATACATTTCTTGATTTATGTTTTAACTCAGCACATATTACAATTGGATAGACACGTGATTTATATACATTGAAATAAACAATAAATTTACCCTGTGTTATATAATTATATATCAGTTGTCTTACTTGTTCTTCCTCAATTTTGATTCCTATAATTTTGTCTTTTCCACCCCCTTTTGATTTAGGAAGATGTATAGTAAATTCTGATAAATCATTTGAAGATACATTATCGGATACTATTATGTTATCTGAATGTATTTTTTTTAAATTTTCATTGTTGGCTAATTTTTGCAATATGTCTTTAAAATAATCTGCACGAAATCTAATATGTTTTGACCCACAATCAATATTATAATCAATCCAATCAGTCATAACTACTAATTTTTTAATAATATCATTATTGTATTTATAGCAAATAACTGAAGTATCTTTTTTATTTTTTGGCTGTACAATGACAACCCTGTTTTCATCAAATTCTTCCTTTTTTATTGCCAAAGGTAATTGATATTTGATATCCATTGTATAAAATATTCATAAAATAGTATTGTATTGGATTATAAATTCAAATTTTATTTTGGAGCATTTTGTAGTATTGTTCAATATCTCCATTTTTGTACATTTTATACAATTTTGAAAGAGACATAAACCATAAAACGATTGTCACCAGAATGATAAATGATGAAAAGTCTTCATTGTTCATCTTGAAATCATATATTGGTGTAATTAATCGATAAGTAAAACACTCATTTACATCATCTGTTCCATATATTCTTTTTCTAAGCGAGTGTTCAATTATTGTCAAAGCACATGTATTGTTATTTGTTAACCAATGTAATATCATAAATGGAATCATTACAGAGTGAAGCATTAGCAATTGAATTGAATTTGTGAAAGGTGTTACAACCACAAACAATATATATAAGCTATGAAGCAACATTATTAAATAAAGCAAAAGCTTGTGCATTTATAATTAAATAATAAGAAAATATATTTAATTTACTCTTTTTGATATATAGAATAATATTATGAATGTTGTTGAAGCATATATTAAGTTTAGAGGTCAATTAGTCGTATTGGTTTCTGGATTGTCTGGAAGTGGAAAAACAGAAATAGCAAGAAATATTGAACGAGATTTTAAGTTAAAATTTATAAACTTAAATGATTATTATAAAAAAGATTATGGGAAAATTGTGGAGATAAATGATCAAAAAATAATAGATTGGGATTCTGCTGATGCAATTGATTGGGTTAAATTTAATGATGATATAAGTCAATACAAAAAAGATGGATTGGTCGCATGTGGCTTTATATTTCCAACAGAATTTTTAAAATTTGATACTGATATTCATTTCCATGTTAAGATAGGAAAGACAAATTTATTAGAAAAAAGACATCAGTATTTAGAAAAAAAGAAAGATGAAGAAAAAGTACTTTATGAATTAAAAGAGAATGATATTGAGTTGTTAATATTAAATAAAATCACATTGCCGCATTACTATCACTATTTAGAAAGATCTAAGATAATGAAATTTTTGAATGCAAATGAGAACAGCATAGAAAAGTTATATGATGATGTATTTGATTACATAATACAATTTGTACAATCATATCATGAGGAACGACACAAAAAAATGAGAAATGGTCAGTCTAGAGTTAGACATAGAAAGAAACCTGTTTATGAAAAATATACAAGTTCTAGTAGTACAGAATCCAGCAGTGAAACAACAAGTTCAAGTTCAAGTTCGAGTGAATGATTATGCATATTTAGTTAATAAATTGTCTAGTGTACTTATATTAGTCATTAAATTTTTTAATTCTTCATCCAGTTCTGTGCCTATTTGTTTGTTTTCTTTTAGTTTCCCAATATATTTTATCAATAATTCCGTATATTTTTTGTTACTTTCATAATTGATATTATTTATTTTTATTGTCTCTACAAGTTTATTTGCTTTATCGATTATTTCTTTGAGAGTGGTGCCACCATACAGCATGAACATACTTGGATGTTTTAATTTTGTTATTACAATATTGTTTGCCAAGTTGCTTATTTTTATTGCTTCTTTTAATTTTGCGGGATTATTTTTTGCGGATTTTAAGAGAATATACATATTTCTAAAATAATCTGAAAACATAATATTTTTCTATAATATAGTATATGAATAATTATAGCAACGGGGAAATACAAGGGCTATTACATAAATTATCTAAATATCAAACCTTGTCATCAATGTCAACTAATAAAGATAAATTAAAAGTGTATAATTATAAAGTCAATCAATACACAAGTAAATTAGCAAAATTCGGAATACAGACTGGAGGAGAAGGATCACCAAAAAATATTAAGGAATTTGCAAGCGCATTTACAAGGCAAAAAGAAGTTACAAAAGAGTCTCTGGAAAAGTTGACGGCTGAACGCGACAAATATTTTAACCTTTTGAAAAATCGTACGGATAGAATAAAAACATTAAATACAGAAATAACATCTTTAGAAGGACAACTTCGAACCCGTCTAACAAAAGAACAACAGACACAGTTAGAAGATGAATTGGCAGAAAAGAAAAGAGAATTGGCTACTGCAGAATCACAGTTAGCTACTGCAAAATCAGATCTCTCTGCTGCACAAAACGCATTACAAGATGAAACAAGTGCCAAACAAGCTTTAGCGGAAAAGGTTGATAATGCAGAGAACAATTTGACAGTATTATACAGTAAATTAGATATTCCAGATGAGCGACGGGTGATGTCCGATAAAAAAATAGATGATAAATTTGATATTTTTTCAAGTTTGGCAGATGTTTTAGGTCAGAATATTGTTGATACTACAACAAAACCTTTTTCTGATAGAATTGATGTATATATTGATGACTCTGATTTGATTTCTGAATTTAACATTGAGAAAGACAGACTTTTGGAATTGGTTAAACAAGAAACAAATAATGATAATGTGAAAGCATATCTAAATGAATTAATAAGCGCATATAAGTTAGTTTTAGGAAAGATTAATAATGAATCAAGAAAAACTGAATTAAAAACTGCATTCATGACAGAATTAAATAATCCTGTAAACTTATTAAGTGACCGTCTTACAGATAAAACGGAATTACTTACATCAATTCAAAGTATGACGTCTGAACTAGCACCAGCCAACCAAGGAGGCGGTTCATTGACGGCATATAGATTATCAAACGAACTAAGAAATATGTTGTCTTAATTTTTATATAGTATTTTTATTCATATATATATTTATATGGATAACCTAAACAATGTTTCTTTTGAACGTTTAGTTCCTGGATTTAGTGCAGAAGATTTTGGCGCAGTAAATATGAATAATTTTGTTGATCAAGTACTACAAAAAACATTAAATGGTCTGCCACCAATAAATTTGCCTTCATCAGTTGAAGAATTACAACAGCAAACGCAATATGAAAAACCGGATGACATAGTGACAACAAATCCTGTGTCTATACAATCAACCATTCCCGAATCACAAGCTCAATTGCCTGCGCCAGAACCTATTCCCAATCCTGTTCAACCATCTGCACCAGTAGCACCAGCGGTACCAGTAGCACCAGCGGCACCAGCGGCACCAGTAGCACCAGCGGCACCAGCGGCACCAGCGGCACCGATTGCACCAGCGCAACAGATACAATCAGTACCATCATCTTCAATCCAACAGGTACAGCCGCAATCTGGAAATCAGCCAATGCAGGTAATACAGATGATGCAGCAGCCAAATCAGCAAACGATGCAACAACCAACAATACAATTAATACAGCCAATACAATTAATAATAAATCAAGCAGCGCCACAAAAAGTTGCATCGACAAAAGCACAGCCACAGCCACAACCGCCAACACCAGCACCAGCACCAGCACCAGCACCAGCACCAGCAACAGCACCAGCACAAGCACCAGCACCAGCACAAGCAAATACAGATGATAAAATAAGTGATGACGAAAAAGAAGAATTGAATGAAACAATAAAATTATATAAACAAGTTGTCACACAGTATGTGGAATTGTATAACAAAGT